AGAAGCAGTATCAATATTACCAGTATATACCTGAGGCTTAGGACCACTGCAGATACCATACCATTTGCCTTTTACAAGCTCTTTATGAATATACAAGCCATTATACTTATCATCTGGCATAAATATCAGCCCTCCTCTTCATCAAGTCGTACCATTGAATGTTCTCCAATGGCCAAGAAATTAGCACCGTCTTTAAGAGATAGTGTGTCACCAAAGTTTACAGTTGTGCAGTCATAAATATCAGTAGAAGTGAATGCCTTTGTTGAACCAGATACAAAGCTACTATGCGCAATAAAATCTAGATAGCCCGTTCGTGCTTCATAGGAGAACATAGGAGATTTAGAAGTTGGATTAGTTCCATCTATATTATAAACATTTGAGCCATCAAATATATCTTGTTTGTCATTTCCAGCTAAATGCCAATTGTTCGATGAATCTTTAAATTTAATAATGGATACGGTCCCAATATCCTTAAAATCAGAAGCACTATATGGTCCAATCCATAAAATAAATACATTATCGTCATCATATTTTGTAAAACAATATTTTCTAGTGGTTGATGTGCTTGGAGTATAATGAGACGCAGAACAATGAAGACACGAACTGTCCTGTATTGTATTATGATTTAAATTTTTATTAAATACTACATTACTCCCACCATAAAGTCCTATATTATATCCAGAACCAATAGGATTGGAAAATGCGTCAGATCCAGGATAAATCTGGAATCGTAACTTAGTACTTTCATCTAAAATAAAATCCATATTACATGCCGTATTTTTAGCGAATGTAACATCTTCTGGATCATCACCTATAACTGTTCCACCACTATCAGATACAACACAAGTTATACCATCCCATAAACCCATAATATAATTATAAATTAAAGTGAGAAATGAACGCTCGTTACCTGTACTAGTAATGATTTCTGAAGTCCAATTACCCATAATTACCTCCTTAGTCCAAAGCTATAAGCGTATGTGAGCCCACAGAGAAGTAATTACCGGGCTGAATCGCTACAGATCTACCCTGTGAAATTTCACTACAGTTAACTATCTCTTCAGTTCTAAACTGTTCCTGACCAGCATTAATAAATGATAGATGTGTAATATACTCAATATATCCTGCACCAGCATCATAATTAAACAGGTTAGCCATTGAATACTCTACTCCTACTTCACCAGATCTAAAATATGTCGCAGACTCAAGATCAGAATTATTATTACCAGCACCGTATCTATAGTTGTTAGTGTCAGCTATTGAACATATTGCTATTCCAGCATCTGCTATAACTGTAACATTATAATTACCAAACCACAGGAATGTATTAAGCGCTGATGCAACATAACCAATAAGCCATTTTCTCTCAACTTCATCTGTTAATGCACGAGCGGTGCTTGAAAATGCTATTGTTGCTGTAGCCTTCTGTTCATTATTAATAATTACATTAAATGTGTAACCAGTAACTGATGTAGTCTTAGCAGAAGGTCTTACCATCTGGAGAACAATGCTCGGAGTTATCGTAAAGTTAAATGTCGGAATATTAACAGACGCATCGTCAAACTGATCAGCAATTGTTGTATCACAAGAAATAGTAGAACCATTAAGATTTAATGCTAAAATATAATCATAAACTGCTGAAATAAATCCTCGTTCATTAGTACTAGTATTAATAACATTTTTACCAGCTATTGCCATATTTAACCTCCTTGTGGTTCTTCAAAATATAAGCTGTAAAGATCTAATTCTGGAATTAGACTTACACTTATTGTAGCCCCACTTGTAGGAGCATCGATAAATGTTATCTTTTTTGTTGTTTCATCTACAGAATATGGGAAGAATTTACCATTGACTCTAACATTACCAATATGAACATAATTTGCTTGGATTGTATAAGTCTTTGCGCCTGTAGCTGTAGTAGTCCATAAAAACTCATCAACTCTAGGAAGGACTCTTGAAATATAAGCATTATTTGCTGTATTTACTACACAATTATACAGTACATCATACGCCTGATCATCATAGCCCAGTATGTCCTTCATTACACCAAACCAAACTACAAATTCTATAGTGGTTCTTCCAAGAATATCAGACCACTTATTAAGTGTATCTGACACACTAAGATCCTGAAGAATCCATGCGAAGAAAGGCGTTTCATCAGTTCCTACAACATTTACGATATCGTAATCATGAATCTCAGCGCTTTCTCCACCATCTACAGAAATATAAGCAAGAGCATACTGATTAACATTATCTGTTCGTACAAGATCATCTGCAGATTCAGCATCTATAACAATAATTCTAGCATTTCTTACTTCCTGAGTTTTATTAATTTCAAGAACAACTGCTACACTTCTATCTTCTTCACCAGTATCAACTGTTAAATATAAATTAGAATCGTTTATAGTCCAAGTGCCATTAAACCACGCTTTTCCTGGAGAAACAGTCAAACCCATACTAGAACCTTCTGTTTTAGTTACGGTTAAAAGACCTGCTTCCCAGTTTAAATAGACACCATCGGTTATTACACCATCAAACATTTCGGACATCTGACCTGAAGCATATAGTCGGTCAAAACCTCCGCTGACGTATTTACCGTCAAAGAAACCGTAACTTAAAGCCATATATTACTCCTCATTCTAGAAGTTCTTCTGTATGTATTACAACCTCTGTAGCCCTTCCATTTGCAGCATAAGGCAAACTCGCATAACCAAAGTTAATGTCTACAGACGGCTTTTCTCCATTATCACTAGCCGACAACCAGAGACCGCCGTCTTCATCAACATAAGGATACTCACCAGAGATATAATCTGATCTATAGATCTCACCAACCATAAGAGCAAGTCTAACAGTCTGCTCGTTTGAAAGAGTACCGAGATGACCGACGATACTATCCATCCATTCAGCAAATTCATCCTGATAAACTTTCTGATAAGCATTAAACTCTTTTTCAAGTGAATCTATGATTCCATCAATTGTTGATTTAACTGGTTCTACAGGCTTAGCATATGGTGCGGACTGGCCTCCGGTGTTACGCTTATCAGTAATCACCATAGCATCATTTGTAACATTAAGAGATGCCTTTACGTCAACTGTTGCTATGAGATATTGATTAACAGTGCTTGATCTAGTAAGAGCAGGAACCTGAGTGTTCTGAGAAAGGGATTCCTGACCTTTAATGACTTTGATCTTATTTTCTCTTATTGACAAGTCAGTATTTATCTCAAGAACTATTGCATCAGTTCTATACGCTGTTGCAGAGGGCTTAGCTATGGTTAATTCATATGATGAACTATTAAGTGTCCACGACTTATTAAACCATGCTCTTCCAGAACCAACAAGTACTTTAAGATTTCCACCAGAAGGTTGACCTGCAGTTACAGCAAATGCATCCTTATAATTCTTAAAGATGCCATCTGTAATGACACCATCGAAAAGTGAACCAAACTGTTCTGAACTATACACTCGATCCGGCTGGTCATTAACGAGAGTAGCCTTAAAAAATCCACTAGTTAGTGCCATTTTGAATTCTCCTTACAAATTTGCAATTAGTATGTTTTTATACTGAGCCTTGGTTTCATCAACACTGATAACTGTACCCAGATCAACATCTATAGGCGGTAACCAACTAGGATTTAATACTCCTGGAAGAGTTATGCCACCTTCTATGTTTATATAGAACATTGGTGTTCCAACAATAGCAGGACCTACCTTTAAAACCTGATCTTCAGGCTGATAACGGCCATCAGTATAAACATTTGTATCTGTTGTCCATGCTACTATATGAAGTTCTCTATCGGTCTGTCCAGTACTAAATGTTGAATCAGATTTGATTCTCTTAACAAAGGACATAAGATAGTATGTAGTATTAGTTGTAGTATTTTTAGCTGTAGCTATTATTTGTCTATCAATGAATCTAGTAGACTCTGGTACTTTAAGTAAGAATGTACCCGTTGACAAAGCCATATCTTTTGTAAGATACTTTGTAATAATTGTACTAGACTCAACAGCTTCGAATGTCGGATAAGCAGATAGTATTCCAGATTCATCGTGTGAAATTATATAAGAATTTACAACTACTGAATCCACGAATCCATATGTATCCTTAACTTCTATTACATCACCAATTTCATAATCTTTTCCATATTTAAAACTAACATTTGTCTCTATTTCACAGTCAAAATTCTTTGTTGGCCTATTATTTGGAGCAGTTAATTCAGAAAGAGCCTTATCTTTAAGGGTTGCTTCATATACACCCCTATCAAGTATATAATGCATCTCTGTAGCTCCATCAGGATAATATGTATATGACGAAGGGACATTTGTAGCATCTACAAAGAGCTCTCGTCTATCCATACCAGCAGTTGAATTGTTCTGAACATCTCCAGATATGTCATACGAATCCTTAAGGACCGACTGAACCTGTTCCCAATCCTGTGCATTAAAACACTGAGATTCGTCAGCACATCTGTACCAACTACTATCTCTAGTAAGGGGATCCTGATTATTATCAATAAGACTTACATACATCCAGGAATTACTCATAACAACAGCACCTGCAGCATACGCAACACTAGAATTGTATTCAACTACATCGTGATCTATTCTGTACACTTCTATTCCATATGCAACGTAATCACCAGTATGATAAAGTGTAGAATGAGTCCAGTCAGTTACTGGCTTCCAGAACTCGGTATCATTTGCTGGATTTTTGTCATCTGGTCTAGGAATATCGGTTTCCTGCATATCCTTATAACAAGCATACAAAGCATTCTTAAACACTCTAATCCAGCCAGTCAAACACATTTCAGTCTTTATGTACTCTTTAACAGACCACTTTTCGCCCTTGCCAACATAATAAGCCATTGTCTTATATGTCGACATATCCATTGAATTGTCACTAGAAAGTAGGTTATCAAACTCTGTAGAAAAGCAAATATAACCATTCTCTGACTGAGATGATAAATGGTTAATGCCCTTATAGAGTTTAAATACAAACTTTGGTATCAATGGATTAGTAGTATCAAATTCAATCTTAAATGAGATACCAAACATGTCACAAAGGCCTCTAATAATATCATATAGATTGTCTCCTCTATATGCACAAGGGGTCATTGTAAGACTTGTAATTCTAGAATCTGTTGATTCAACAAATGTTAAAGAACTAATTTTCCTATTTAAGTTTGTAGGATTAATAAGGTTCATTTCCAGCAAATATTGGATACCATTTTGAAGTGGAAAAGGCTTTTTAGTATCATAGTCATCATAAACAATACTGGGAATCTTTTCATGAATAGTTTCTCTATTTACTTCTGTTACTGAACCATCATCTTTCCAAATAATTCTTCTATCTAAAATAGACTCTAAAGAACGGCCTGTGATTAATACACTATTGCCGTCCTCCAGGTCTGTTTTATACTCAATTTTTTCAACAATCATCAGACGCTGTATCTCACCCTTTACAGTTTCTGAACATGCCAAATAGAAATCGTTATGGATCTTATCAAGATAAGGAGCAGATGCAGGCACATAAAGCTCAAAATCTCCGACATCCGTATAACGGTCTGTCCATATGAAGGACTTATATGCCTCAACAATCGCAACAGCGTTGAAGCTTGTATCCAAAGCTGTTATTACCATAATTACACTCCATTAAAATAAATTCTATTCTCTGATGATATGTCTACATCTGCATCTGTGTCAGATGTGTCAATACGAATTCGATTAATTCCAGGAATTAGATATAACCAATCACCATTAGAAGTAACCGAACCCAAAACATTATACTCTTTATTATTGTGTAAGAAATTTACATACTTATCGCCTTTTACTGTTGAAAATTTAATTGAATCTCCATCCGAAATTGCAGTAAAAGAAGGTATAAAACCCTTCATCAAACTAATTAACTTAGCAATAGATATGGTATTTTGTACATATGTGTCGCCATTTGTTATCTGAATTGTCGAATTACTATCTATTGGTCCTTTAAAATCTATACTAAACAAAAGACCTACATCTGCATCACCAGAGTATACTATCTCTGTAAGCTTATAATCAAGAATTGTACCAAATAGTAACTTGTCCGGTTCAGCATCATTAAAATCAAATGTAAATGATGGAATAGCAAAGTCATTATACTGATTAAATTCCTTATCTGCAGTATAGAAATATGGATTAGGACAAATTATAGAGATCTGAGAACCTTCCTGTTTACTAAATATCGCAACCTCATTAGATTCAACATAACCATCAATATAAGCTTCTCTTGTATCTGTTTTTATACATAAATGAACATTCTTCTTTGGCGGAAAATATCTATAAGACTTATGCCTGAGGTCTTCGATAGAATAATCAGAATCATAGTAATACGCCAAAGAAATTACAATATTTCTTGACCCAATACGGGCAGAATTAAACAAACCACCATCGATCGATGAAATATCAGTAACATTAACTGTTGCTTTAGTCGGTCCAAGACCATCAATGCCGGCGACGACGAACCCCTCCTTAGAAGGGTCCGCCAGTTCGCAGGTCAAAGATTCATCTCGATAGTTTGTAACTGTGAATGATCTAATCATTGTTACATACCTCTCGAAAGTCTCAACTGATTCTGTGTCTGTCTATAAATATCAATCCTAGACAGAGCCTTAGGAGAATAGTTGTTTTGTGTAAAGTTATAAGTATTTTGGTATCTATCTTTCAGGAACGGATTAAGTTCCGAATCAGTATTAATATAATCACCTATTGCGGCATTCTGAGCAGCCAAGAGAGATCCTGTCATAATGCCATTTGCCTGATTGACTTCATTCTTAAGAGAATCGAGATCGATCGTAGGTGTAAGATCCTTAGGTTGAATTTCAGAATCTGCCTTACCTATAATATCGTTACGATCTTTAAGTTCTTCTTGTAGCTTTGAAGTGTCTGTTCCACTTGTTGATCCAAAATCAGGAGAATACATGGAAGTATCGACTTCTGAAGGTTTATAGTTCTTCATATAGTCATCGACTGCCGAAAACATACTAGTCCAGGAATCGTATATAGCTTCTTGTTTTTCTTTTGTTGGAGTAAATGACCAATCTATTGTATCATTTAATATATCCTGATATGTATAACCTGCATCTAATAATTCCTTTTTTGCAGCATTAGCAGCCTGTAAATATTTATTGGCAGCATTTAAACTTGCTTGATCATGTGGACCAGTCGCCATCATCTCTGAATAAGTTGCCATATTGTTATAATATTCTTCAGCAACTGCTGCATTTTTACCATAAAATTCTTCATATAATTCTGAATTCTTTATAAGGAAACCGGCGGTTTTAATATTGGTCTGATCCCCAAGATATTCGGTACCTGATATCATAGCTTCAATCCAACTATCTTGATTGCTGCTATTTAAATCAAATCCATTTGCAAATATACCGATTATATCTTCCATATTTGTATCAGATATATTAAACATCGCATCTGCAGCAGAAGCCATGGAATTTACTTCAGAATTTTCAGAGTCTGCAAAGTTTTTAGCTTCTGATTTTTTAACTTCTGAATATTTCTTAGAATTCTCTTCAAGACTTGCCGTAGCAGCCGCATTTACTCCTGAAAAATTAGTAATATCGTTTGTCATTGACACTAAAGCTTTTGATACTGCATCAGAACCCTCTAAAGCAGCATTAGTAGCACTTCCTAAATTATCAACAGCAGCATTAGTAGCACTTCCTAAATTATCAACAGATGCTTCAACTTCTATTCCGAGAGCTTCAAGCTCATCTACAATCCAATTAAATTTCTCATTTATCCAATCAATTACTTCACTAACTTTATCAGCAGCCCAACCTGCAGCTTCACCAATAGCTGTAAAGAATTCACCAATTAACTCTAAAACTGGGATGCCAGAACTCTTAAAAGCATCACCAAGACCAATAAACATCAAACTCCAAAGATTTATTAATAAACTAAAAACTCTCATTGCTAACGGTAATGAGAAGAAATTAAATATTACAGATAAGACTGAAGGTAATACATCTTGCAGCGCTACTTTTAGTGCTATGATTGCAAGATTTAAAATAGCAGCCCATAATTTAGAGAAGGCTGTCAGTATTAAATCTTGATTACTATTAATCCAATCTGAAATCAATACTATAATTTGTAATATCATAGTACATGCCTGTAAAACAATGCTTTCTAACATAGCCTGTACACCAAGCAATATAGCTGATATAGCAGTACCCAAAGCAACACCAATGGACATAAATAACCCAAACAAACTTGGAACTGCTTTTACTATTGTTTCTCCGGCACCTTTGATTGTAGATATAAAATATTCACCTTGCGTTGACAAGAATATAAGTACATCAAAGAAATTCGATAGTGCTTCTTGAATATTTAAAATCGCAAGCGATAATAAGTATACTGTCACACCAAATGAAAGTATCATAGCTGCTATAGCACCAATTGCTGCAGCTGCAACATAACCAACACCAGGTATTACTGCTTCCGCTACAGCAGCAAGGATACCTAATCCAATAGCTTCTGATAATACAAGTTGTAATACTACCATCATAGCCGCTACAGTAAGGAGAGCCGATGGTGATACATGTACATCATTGAGCAGATTTAATGCTACGCCAATACCAACAAATGCTAATGCCATTGTTCCAACTATTGCTGAAAGGGATAGAATAACTTTATAATCAACATTTAATGTCTTTAAAACAGCTACTAAACCTATCATTTCGCCAATAAGAGCTATCATACCGACAACAGCAACTAATAATGCAGCAATTTGGAAACCATTTTGAATTAATGATGATGTATAAACTACTGCAGCTACACCAACACCAAGAGCTAAGAAAACTGCAGCCATAGACATAAACACACCGGCCGTTTGACCATTTATGTATTTTGTCATTATTCTAATTGCTGCTCCTAATGATATAGCTAATACTGATATAGCTCCAACTCCTGTGGCTAACTGACCAAATGGAATCTTCCCTAAAATTGCAGCTACTATAGATAATGTAATTAAGCAACCAGAAAACGCAATAAGAGCTAAAGATAATCCAGCAAATACACTAGCATTTACTAATCCGATTCTTTGTGAAAGTGTATATAATCCAGTAACAAGTGCTCCCATTAAAACTGCTATTAATAGCAAAGCGCCTAATGATTTTAAGAATACTGCATTATCTTTGGCAACCGAGGCTATTATAGCTAAAGCAGCTGCCATCTTTATCATAACATCACCAAAAGCTTCTATAATAACAGCTAAAGCAACCATTTTTGCTGCTTGAGACATTGCACCCAAGAATGATGTTATTCCAAGATTTAATAAATCACTTACATCTTTAAATCCTTTTGCTCCATCAATCCCTTTACTTGTCATCGCCGTAAGTATTACTAAAATGGCTGCTAAAGCTACACCAATACCTACAAAAACAGCAATAGCTTTATCCATAGCTTCAGGCATAAATTGGAATGCTAATGCTATTGCTACTAAAGAACCAGCTATTTTTAAGAATGCATCACCAATCGCCTCAAGTAAAATTGCAGCTCCAACTCTCTGCATTAATCGCTGAAGACCCTTAGACAAATTCAAGAATATCTTTTCTATAGGTTCTATTGCTGTCTTAACTTTTTCCATTGCATCAAAAGTCGCTTTTACAACAGCAAATAAACCCATAAACATAAGCATGACCGCCATAACCATACTTACAGTATCCATTAATTTGTCTATCGGTATTAATGATAATACAAATATTGATGCTGCAAGAATACCAACTGCATATGCTATATTCAATAATGCTTCAGAATTAATTCGGGATGCTATTGCATCTAAAATATCAGCAATTCTAGCGCCTATACTTGCCCAACCACCTATATCTTTAGACAATTTATAGATCATAACGCCTATTGCTGTAAGTGCACCAAATATTCCAACTTTTGTTATATCAAATTCATAACTACCAAAATATTCATTATAAAAATTGCTAAGATATGTGCCAAGAGTAGTCAGCATGGAAACAAATGTGTTCCAAAAATTCTTAATACTATTCCAAGCACCGGTAAAAAACTTAATAACACCTTCAACAAAAGGACTTCTAATTATTGATTCAAATGCTTTTATTACTTTTTGTTTATAATAATCAAAAACATCAGCAACACTTATTGTTCCCTTACCAAGTTCTCCAAGAAGAACTATAAAAATGCCTATTTCTTTTCCAATAGTATCAAAGAATGAAAAATCTGTTTTTCCAGTGAAGAATGATACTATTTTACCAATGGCTTCTGATATACCATAGAATATAGCAGCAATCGTACCGCCGATCATTTTTATAGCACCAACTAAAATGTTAAAAGGTGAAATATTTATTTCTTTTAACTTGGCAATAAATGCTTTTATTACTTTTTCAGCATAAACTAATCCATTTATCATTCCCATTAATAATGGGTTAGTCTTAATAATATCTATAATACTCTGTTTAATAAGGTTAAGGATATTAGGTATAAGATTAAGATCTACTATCATATCACGAATCATAGTAACCTTATCCATAATATTTGCAAGATTATCTAATAAAGTAAGATTTCCATTCTTAAGATTTCCAAAGAAATTATCCATTCCTGGTATTAAATCTATAACCCATCCTATAGTATCACCTATAGTTGTGAATATTATGTCAATACCAGAAAATAATCCTCTGAATACTTTTATAAGTTTTTTAATATTTTCATTTACAGCATCTAAATCCCAATAATTAGCTAATTCAGATTCTGTTAAAACATGTTTGACAGCTTCGTCAGGATCAAGACCATCAGCTATTGCTTTATTAATTTTTTCTTTATTTTCTAAATAATTTGTCCAACTTTTAGTGTCATTTAAAACAAATGCTTTTGTAAATTTCTGTATATTACCTGTAAATTTACCAAGACCAGATCTAATATCTAACCAACTAAAGACATTATCAAAACCGGCTCTTACAGAACCTATAAATGTACTGAATATAGCAATTAGATTATCAATTGTTCTTTTAAAATTAGTATAAGCACTAGATTCATCTACTCCAGAAGTATTCCAAATAAAATCTAAAAATCTATTTCTATAATCAGAAATTTTATCGATTATACTATTTAATGAAATACTAACACGGGTAAAAAATGTTCTAGCTCTTTCAAAATCACCAATTATTGTTCTAAAAGTTACAGCCCAACCAGAACCAATAGCTTCCGCGGTTGTTTCCATTAACTGACCAAAAGATTTAACTTTAATAGCCGCATTAACTGCTTCATCAGCAATAGCTATTAATTTTTCAATCTGTTCATCAGTATAACCAAGAGATTTCATTGCTGTCTCATCGAGATCACCTGAAAGAATTTTCATTGCTTCTGCAAATCTTTCAGCAGTAAGCCAACCATCTTTAAGAGTATCTCTAAGTGCTGTACCGTTGTCTATCATCTTAGCAACAGCAAGTCCGTCTTTTCTAGCAACCTCTGTAAGAACCGATTTAAATCCTTCACCAGCAATATTGGAAATTTCCAATGAACGCCAGTCCATAAGCTTAAATGAACCAGCAGCCATTGCCTGTGAAACCTGATACCAAGCTCTTGCAGCTGTAGTAGCATTAGCGCCAACCAATGCTGCAGCATTCGCCAGACCCTTGATCGTAGCAACTGAAGTATCAAGATTAGCACCTGCAGCAGTAAACATACCAATATTACGAGTCATTTCCGTAAAATTGTATATTGTCTTATCTGCATAAGTGTTTAATTCATCCAATGCTGCAGTTACATCATCAATACCCTTACCTTCATCTTTAACGTTTGCAAGGATTGTCTGAGTAGCACCCATTTGGGTTTCATACTCCTGCATACCACTGCGTATACCAGAAGTAAGAGCCGAAAGACCTTTATTAATATACTGATTAATTGTCTGACCAATACCAATAAGGATTCCATTAATAACCATTCCAGATTTAGTAAAAGCTTGTTCAACTCTACTAATCTGTTCTTCCATTTTTGTAAAATACTCGCCATCTGCAGTATCTACTAATGTCTTATCAAGTTTATTAAGGGAATTGATGGTTTGTGATACGCCTTTTTCGAACTGGTCATTATCAAATGACATTTGTACAACACGTTCGTCAATAACTGAGCTCATCTACCCATCACCTCCTTTAAGTATTTGTCTAATTCTTCATAGACAGGTTCCATGGCTGGAGCTATAAAATTTCTACCTTTTATCCAACCTCCGCCTTTTGTAGCATGTCCTTGATCTACAATTATTGCTACATTCATGCGGTTCTCAATATCTGTGTTATACCATATAATAGCTGTCTTTTTATCATTCTTAACAATTTCATAATGCCAAGAATTAGCCATTAATCCGGTTAAAACAGGGGAAGCATCTCTTAAAGCAGCAACCCCCATTTCACCGAAACGATCCAGGTCAAGCATAACACTATTAATTTTCATCTGTTTTAAAGCTTCCAAATTCTTTTCGGAATTCTTTTTCTTATACTTAACACGAATCGCCATATTTTACTCCCATTTTGAAGTTTATCCACGAGAGTGGAGTTTAGCTCTTCTCTTAGCATTAAGCATTCTATTCTGAGCATAAATGTCACTTTTTGACATCTTATGTTTATCTGGATTATTCTTAATATTACAAATTTTAACTAATGTTAGTAAACGATTAATATGCCATTTTTGACATTCAAACGGAATTTGTAACGCAACCATCCAATAATAAATTAACTCAGATGTTATTATTTCCCTACTAACTCTGCCAGTCTTTTCATCTGAAAATGTTGTAGCAGATTGAGGATCTTTAATATATTCTAAGATTCTATCCATTTCTTCTTTTGGAATGACTCTAAAAGCATTCGGATCAACATTTGACGATAGTGACATGAACCTTATATAATCTATCAATTCATCATTAGTTTTCTCAACATTATTGTCCAAAAATGCTTTATGATACTTTGCTTCCCATTTAGAAATGGAAATTAAAGAATGCTCAAGAACTATATCTGTTGCTTTAACATTTATGAATTTTTCATATCTATCGCTGTAAGCTTCTGTCTCAGGGATATGTATTTTGAGCATCAATAATCACCTCTTTACTCAGAAAGGTGAGAATCCTGGATTTCACTAGTTACTGCAGCCTGAATCTGCTTCTGCTCAGCCTTCTGCTGCTTTGCTGCTTCTTCTACGAGTTCTTTAGGGAATACTGCATTAATGAACTTGCTTGCCTTGTCTGCATTTGTCAGAAGTTCTGTGAAAAGCTGATTGTATGCCTCTGTCTGCATAAATGCTTCTGAAAGTGCCGGACTCTTAACGAATCTCTCACCATCTTCAGACTTTTCACCGTAAGCCATAGAAATGATCATTTCAAAGAACTTCATAAGCTTAACAGCATCTTTAGCATCTACGGCATCCTGGAGTGACTGAGCAACTCCACCAGGCGTCATTGTTTCAAGTTTAATGAGTTCTGCCTTATTAATATTAAAGTAGAATCTCTTTGTCTTTGTTACACCGTTATAATCGGAATATGTAATTGTTTCGTATGTCATTTGTGTTTTTCTCCTTTCAAATAAAAAGGGGTACCCACACAATATGAGTACCCCTATAAATTTTTATTAGCCTACACCATCAGTAACATCAGTGTCGGTAGGATTAGTGTTGTCACCAGTGGTGAGCGGGTCTTCGCCCTCGTCCGTTACCTAAGTTGTAGCAAGAAGACTTGCAACACGACTAGGAAGCGGGAGATATGCGTCTGTACCTGTTTCTCCACTACCAGCATCTGTTCCATAAAGAGCATTCTCAAGAGCTGTAAGACCTGTTGATGTGCAATTTGTAGATCTGATTGTGAGAGAAGAAAGAGGCTTTGTTGTCTTCGTAGTACCATTTACTGTGTACTCAAATCCATCTGTCTTTGTAGTTGTGAGAGTCCATGAGAAAGAGATTGCCTCAGGGCTATCATTGATTGTCTGATAGGATCTCTCAGAAGGAGATGCCTTACAACCATAAAGGATATGAATATCATAACCATAGTCGTTACCAAGTGTATCATTACCAACAGTTGTAACGAATGACAGACCAAACATCTTTCTTGTCTGCTGACCTACAATAAGACCATTACCAGCATCAACAGAACCATCACACTCAGCGAACTCATCCGGATATGTATATGCCTCAATCGTAGCACCCATCTCCTCTGCAGAATACAGTGAGAGGTACTTCTGGTCATCTGCATAGATATCGTTAGCTTCTGCACCAGAAGGTGAAAGCTGAACAGAAGAGAGACCATTCCAAGCATATCCCTTCGGATAAGGATTCGTAGGATCTGTAGCATCATAAGGGTAAAGAACACCCATCTTTGTACCAGTCTCGTAAAGTCTTTCACCAGTCTGGTCCCATACAAGTTTTGCCATAATATTTCCTCCTAGAAATATAGTATAAACGAATCATGATATAGGTTATCTGCCACATACTCTGTCAAAAATCGACAAGTTGGAAGACAGTTAATCTTCTGTACTACATCAAAATCTGGATCGTCGGATATGACGATAACCTTATATGCATGATCAACTTTGTAAACATTATTGTTTGAAAAAGTATTATCTAATCTTTCTTTAGAATAGACAATAGCAGGAAAATTCATCCTGACGTTCTCAGGGGGTTGATAGTACACATTTTCTGACCCCAAAATTGTTTCTAAGAGCGTCTGCAGCTCAAGCCTAGTCGCCATGGTACATCCCCCCGAGACTCAGTATTAATCTAGGGTACTGAACTTCTATGTTATTCACCTTCCATTTAGTACCCAGATATTCAACCCATTTAATGGTGTGAAAATTCTGTCTAGCATATGGATCTGCTACTATGCTAATTCTGTTTGATACAGTTAAGTCATCATTGATGCTCATTCCCTGCTCATTCCTAACATAGTTCTGAAGGAAGTCACCTTTGTACGGCTTCGGGAGCGTAATCATTTTGTGAACACCTTTACTAGGTTCTGTCATTGTTTCAAAACCAACATTTCCATAGAACTTAGCCATATTTCACTCCCATTTTGAATTAAGATGCAGCGTTAGTAAGAGATACTGCTGTGAAAGCACCCTCAGAAACTGCAAATGTTGCAAGAACCGTTGCAACCTCACTAGCTACAGAAACAGCAAGTGCACGAGCCTCAACACCATTTCCATCTACAAGAAGGAGAGTGCCCATCTCGAATGCATGCTTAAGATCTGCAGTCTTTGCAAGTGTAGTAGTTGCAGCATCCTCATAGATCTTACCAGACTTTACATAGAATACAACGGAGCCAACATACTTATCGTCAGCCAGACCAAACTTCTTTTCCATAATCATTTCCTCCATTACTTAATTAGCCCTGAGCAGAAGTCTCAAGTACGATTGCGGAGAAAGGCTTAACGAGGCATCCAGAAATTCTGGTCTCGATCAGGTACTTCTCCTGGTTGTAGTCAATGTCGAAGTCCTCGAACATATTGATAGAACCACCCTTATCTGCACCAACCTTATAGTCGTTAAGGTTAACAATGATACCCTTAAGAGTATTTGTATAAACGACACCAGACTTTGTTACCTGTCTTGTAAGGTTCTCCATTACAGGAACTGTAACAATCTTAGAAACTCTGAGTGCTGTAGCAAGCTCAGCCTCTGTCTTATACAGCTTGTGGCCAATGCTATCCTCAAGGAGGAGGAGGTCTGTGAGCATATCCTCAGTTGTGAAGAGAGTCGGGTTACCAGAACCTCTATAATCCTTTCTGGACTTGATACATGTTCTGATGAAGTTCTTAGCTGTCTCATCATCTGTATCACCAACAGTAACCTCTGTCTTGATGCAGAAGAGATCTGCTTCCTTCCAGATAGGACGAACATTCTCTTCATTGATGTGATCATCATCAGAAGCGAGTCTGCCATCGCCAACGAGGATAGCACGAGCGATTTCCTCATCAAGCATGATTCTCATCTCACCCTTGATCCAAGCAACAACGTCGAAATCTGTGATGTCAATGATATCATCACGATCAAGCTTCTGCTTCTTGTAGATTGTCGTAGGGGTTGTGGATCTCTTGAGCAGTGAGAATACCTCATCCTTCTTCAGGTGACCCTTGATGTAACCCTTAGCTCTTGCTTCATCCTCACGGATATCAGCGAACATAGACTTAATTCTCGAGAAGGGTGAACGAGAAACGCCGTTCATAACTGTGGATACCCACTCCATTCTCCTTGAAATAAACTCGGGCCTGTCAGATGTTGTCTTGGGCTCCGGGAACAGCCAATCAATCTGCTCAATACCGTAATCTGCAGCGTGAGCGAGGAAAGACTCCTTAAGAGATCCCATTCTCTTACCATCCTTGATGATCTCTGTCATCTCGGAATGTGTGAGCTCATCCTTGCTATCGACTGCTACATAATCGTTCTGATCTTCAAATGCGTTGTGTGCAACTGCCATATCCTTTTCTCCTTTTGAATTTTTGTTTTCCTGTGCCTTACCAATGAGGAAGTACATGACCTTCTTCTGCTTATCACTCATGGTATTGACTACATCTTCAACTGTTTCATCATCGGATTCTTCATCCGAATCTTCGTGTTCAAGAGAGTTGTCATCCTCATCAGAATGCTCAACTTCCTTGCTTCCGCCTTCCTTTGCCTTACCAACGAGAAAATAGAGAACCTTCTTCTGGATCTCAGTCATAGAATCAATTACATCCTGAATTGTCTCTTCAGAATCACCCTTTGATTCCTTTTCATCATCAGCATGGGAAAGCTCTTCCAATTCATCATTAAAATCGGGATAAATCAAAGCTTCTTCTTCCATTACATCTTCCTCATCACTATGAGAAATGCTAAGAGTATCGATAAATGCTCCAGGATTTGCTCCTGCGAGAACAAGAGATACTTCTCTTATCATTCCATGAACGACATTTCCAGCCTTCTCAACAAGCTTATTAGCATAAATTGAAAGACTCTTAATGTCTCCATGCTTTACCAACTCTTTTGCATTCTTACCGCTATCAGTATCATTGAATGCACAGTAACAATATACGCCATCGTCTCTGTTTTCAAGAAGAGCGTGACCAAGAACGGCTCCTACGTTACCATGTTCATGCTGATACACAAGCGGTACTGTTATACCATCACAATCTTTAAATGCATCCTTACGGATTGTACGACCGTCTGAGCATCTAAGATCGTTTCTAGTGGCATAACCTCCAAAATCGTATACCATTTGAATTCTCCTTTACGTGTTATTTACAGATTCGTCCGGCTGTATGTCATTTACTGGCACATCAGATTCACTCTGTAGTTCTTCTTTAGATTTGTTCAGGTTCTTATTCCTGAGCTCATCTGCATCAGGATCCTTACTCGGCTTATAACCAATTACCGCTCTAAATTCATTAGAAGTCATAATTTCATTTCTAGTGAACTTGTCTGCGATGTCTGCAAGTTTCTCAGGAGGTGTAAGTTTAAATACATCTCTGAACATCATTAATGCCTGATGCTGGGATCTTGCAGTTTTTGTAAGGAACTTCCTTGACATTTCATCCAGGATTGCTGCAGCTATCGGTTCTATGGTCCTAGAATAATAGTTGAGTATTTCCTGTTCATCTGCAGTACCGTTAAAGACTCCTTCAGTAAGACCAAACTGACCATAAAACATCTCAGTAAGATACTGAATCTGGTTAAGGAGATTGTTTTCTACGGGTCGATTCAGCTGTGTTATATGTTCTGTTCCATCCGTATACGCAATTCCATAACGAGTATTCGTAAGCTGTTCCTCGATGTTTCTGCGTCGTTCTTCTGCGTAGTCCTTTCTGGACTGTGTTTTTAATACATAAGGAAGCTGAATCAAGAGATCCAACTTACCAGATGCCGATTGTTTGTCAACCATATCCAACATTGAAAGCTTTGTTATAAGTCTCTTAAGTATTGAATTTGGTTCATTCATAACAGAATAAAATGGATTCTGTACAATAGCTGTTGTCTTTTTTGGGACAAATATTTCCTGTCTTTTTCCCGTTTTATCGTTATAGACATTTACTTTTACATATTCGGGATACCATGATCTTATTCTACCAACTCTCATAGTTTCTATATCAAACGATCCGGTTTTTGTAGGATCAAGAGTCGTATCGATAGGAACTATTGCAACTACACCATCATCAAACATATTATTTACAACATCCTGAAAGAATGCCCTGCTTGTTTGATCGATATTAGCTTCAACAGTCATTGCATAGTTTAATTTAGAATCTATCGTGGATTCATACTTTCCATCTTTGTTAGTTTTAACATGAAGAAAAGTAAGTTGAGAGACATCAATAGCTATCTTTGTATAAACACCATTAACAATTGTCTGCTCAACTTTTCTACTAAAAGGGATTATATCTGGTCGTCTAGAATTACTAGCCCCTTTATCCCAGTCATTTTGCAAGGTAGGATCTTTATTCATAAAGGCATTCCAACCATGCATAAGTCTTTCTCTAAAGGTTACTGCCATTTTGAATTAGCCCCCATGATGCTTTGGTTTAGGTCCTACAATATTCTTAAGCTGGACATGATTAAGTCTACGTCTAAGATTCTTAGGAGGATTATCTTCTTCATCGTCATAGTTGTTAAAAACCGGTTTAGCAGATGTATATGAAACCTTTGCTTTATTTGTTTTTGCATTTGTGGCTAAAGTATCAGCTTTATTCTGTACACTATTTGCATAATTTGCAAGTTTTCCAGTGCTATGACTTTTATTAGGCAATGTTGGAAGACCTTTTGGTGAACTAGAATCTTTATAGCCTTCCTGAGCATGCTTTCCGATAGATTTTGCCTTGCCTATACCTCTATCAATATTTTCAAGATTACTAACAACGCTCGAAAGACCCTTCTTTTTCTTTTTAGCGTGATAAAGTTCTGACATGTGAATCCTCCTTATTTTAAACCTAATTTCTTTAATGTCGTGTCTGTTGGCTCTGGTAATAATAGTGTTGAATTTCCTTTAGGGAGTGCTATATTCTTTACCACATTAATTGATTGATCATACACATATTCCGAACTTATTGGATCAACTGGATCAAATGTGAATCCTTTCTTTTCTGTTGATCCTGATGCATTTTCTTTGCTTCCACCAGGAGTAAATGGATTACCAGTGTATGTCTTTTCTTTTCTATTAGTAGATTCTGACTTCTGATCTTTTTCATTAGTAGATTCTGATGAGTTATTATCCTTCTTTCCCCATGTCTGACCTTTTTTACCTTTAGCTCCGCCAGATTTGGTTCCAGAAAAGGCATCTTTTACATAATCTTCAGCAGATTTTGTATCTGACTTTTTCTCATCACCATCATTATTCTTGTCTTTTTTTCCATACTTAGATTCATATTCTTTTTCAGCTGAGTCTTTTTCTATTTCGGCTTTCTTAGCTTCGGCTTTAGCTTTCTTATTTTTTAATTTTTGTCCCTTTAATTTTTCTTTTTCTATAGAACTTGTCTTTTCTTTAATAATGTTCGTTAATGCATTACTAGCAACTTGAGTTACTATATTTTTGCCAATATCAGCTACAATTCTACCAGTAGGTCTTTCAAAAAAATCATCGAGCTTATCTAAAGATGATGGACCTTTTTTACCTCTTTCAACCTGCCAAGACTTCTTCTGATAATCAAGTTCCATAGCTAGACGATTTACTTCATTTCGAAGCTCTTCGTCAGTCATATTCTTTGCTTTCTTCTTAATAACACGATCCTCAGCATTAAGCTTAGCCTGTTCTTTTTTAGCAGTTTTAGCTAATTCTGCTGCGTCTTTTACCTTCTGCTTTTCCTGCTTCAGAGCCAGTTTTGCCTTATACTTCTTGGTCTTATACATTTCAGCAGCCTTTCCTCTAGCTGCTTTCTGCTTGTCTTGATTATAACGAAGTTCTCCTTCTGGAGTTAAGGAACCATCTTCGTTCTGGAATCTTCGGAAGCCCCAACGCTGTCCTTTTATACCCCAATGGTAAATTTCATTTGGCATTTGTGACCTCCTTATTTATGTCTTTATGATCTATTACATCCATCAACGTTTCGTATGCAGATTTTTTTACATCTATGTCTTCTTTTTTTGGAGCGAATCCAGAAACAACTATGTAACCCTTATATTCCATCATATAACTGGCCGCCTTCCTATTTCTTTTTCTAGTTCACTCATAGTTTTTGATATATATTCTTTTGTAAGTTCTTCATTTTTTATTTCTTTTATAGTTGTTTTAGAATTAATAGCTATAAATGGCTCAACGGAGTTATTATACACATCTTTATTATTATAATCCATTATTGCATTATAACCTAATTTTTTAGTATCATTAATTAAGTTTTGTAATTCTCGTTTATCATTTTCTATCATTACATTATACGCTAAAAAACTCATATTTTTATCAAATACATTCTTATGATGTTCATTCCATGTTTTTGGATCTGATGGTAATTTTTTATTACCATCTTTAAATGCATATTGTATTGCCGGATGTCCAGTTTGAATCATATGTGAACCATACATAGCAACTTTCGATCTTACAACTGGATCAGTAGTAATTCTATTTTCAATCAATTGTTTTGCTTTTTCTTCCGAAGGAGCTACCAAATCTTTTTTTGTGACATATGTTTTTTTATAAACTTTTCTACCACCATATCGCATTTTTAAATATGTTGAGTAAGCTCCTTCATATACTTTTTTATCAACGTCTGTATAAGCATAAGTATTAGGATTAAGCATTGATCTTTCTTTTTTTGCAGTAGAAACTCTATATATTGTAGATCCTTTTGGTAAAACATAAGCGCTAGATTCTTTTATATTATATCGTCTTTTTCCTTCTTCTGTATAACTACCATCCTCATTTTGAAATCTTCTAACTCCCCATTTTTGGCCCTTAATGCCATGGTGATATAGTTCATTTGGCATTTGTGGCCTCCTTATTTTTTATTAATAATATCAGATACCTGTATATCGCCTGTTTGACCAATTATTTTGTCGGCATAATTTTTACTAGATTCTGCATAATCCTGCATTTCTTGTATCATTTTTGTATTCCTATATGTATTAACAAGAGCTGCACCGAGTCCGACTACATGTCCAATAGCTATTCCAGCACTCATACCTACAGGCCCTGCAACGGCTGCTCCTATTCCAGCTCCAGTGGCAAGACTTCCAGCCCAAACTCCCAAACTCTGTGGTACATTTCTTCTACTAACTGTTCTTTGAGCAGTTCTAACATTGTTTGTACCATGAGAATATTTACTAATTCTTCCCTTCTGCTTTAAACGCCAAGCTTTTCCTGCATCAGTATAAGATCCATCCTCATTCTGATAACGTCTAACACCCCAACGCTGCCCTTTTATACCATAGTGGTAAAGCTCACCGGTTTTTTCATCTTTGTTGTATATCATCATAGATCATCCTCCAAATATTCACCATCTTTACCACTATACTCACGCATAGCCTGAATGGCTTTTGTATACATTTCCTCAGTCTTCTTTTGAGACTCCAAGGATTCAGTTTTGGCAGTTACCAATTTAACCTCTTCCTCGAGTTTTGCTCTTTCCAATTTTTCTTTTGAAGAGCCAAGTTTTAAATAGTGTACAATTACCTGAGAAGATGCCGTTCCTTCTCGTAATTGCTTCTCCGCGAGTTGCTCTGCCAAATAGATCATTTCATTTTCCTTGGCTTCTGGAGTCATTGGCGGAGGCGAAGTTCGCTTCTTTCTACCTGGCGAACTATTTTCAGAATTATCTTTTTTCATAAAGTTCACCAGACATAGCTGTAAACTTATGCTCCTTTCTGTAAATTTTTATGATTTTGTCTTAATAGAGATAATTGATCGATCCAATATTTTTAGCACGTTTTTAAACGGTACACTTAAGAAAGGAGAACGGCTCACAAATGACTCTTTTCATCAAATCAACCAATTATCCCTATTAAAACATCTATTTAAATCATATAAAAAGAGGCCCCAAGGTATTTCACTCAGGGCCTCCTCAAATTATCTACTCATCTGTTCGATTGTAGCACGATAATTTTCACGTTCCTCAGGAGTTCTAGCATTTTCCATCATAGACTTGAGATTGTTAATCATCTCTTCTTTGCTATGTCTGCTATAACCATCCTCATAAGAACCTCTATAGGAGTCGTCACGACTTGTATAACGACCCATAGAATCTCTACCTCTTCTATAAGATCCATCATCATATGATCTACGATAGCCATAGTTATTAGAATATTCTCCGGAGTAATCCTGAGCCCATCCTTCATTTTCAGGCTTATTCATAGCATCAATTGTAGTAATATCCTTAAGAATATCGATCATCTTATAGACAAGTTCAACATCCTCTTTTGTAAGAGGTTCTTTCTTACAGATCTGCTTGAGTTCGTCTTCCATCTTTTCATAAAGTGAATCTAATACACGCATTTGTACTTCCTCCTTTCTTAAGCAATTCTCTCAATAGAGAGGCTTCCATCAATTACATTAATGGTAGGAGTCGGTACAGTGGTGCCATCAGTAACTCCACTTACATACTCAACAGAGACGTTAAGGCAGCATCCTCTAGGAATGTCAATGGTTGCTCTGCTTGTAACATTACCATTCTCATCAACTGCTGCGGGAGTATAAATAGATCTACTTCCCTGCTGCTGTTCACCCGACAGTACTATCGCTGTAGCTATAGGAGTCACTGCTCCACCTGTCGGAATACTAATGTTACCTGTGAACTCGAGTTCATACCTAGCAAAACAATTATTTGTCTTACCTCTCAGAATAAAAATACCAGAGCCACTAGAATGGATTACACATCCATTAGGGCAACGGATAGAATCGAGAAATGGAATCGGAGTATTAAGTGCTACATTTTCCACCTGATCTCTCGTTAAATATTCTGCCATAGGTACCACCTCACTTTAACCCATTCCACAACCGCAACCACAACTATTATTGCTGTTGCAAGTAAAGATAGGAGTTCTACCATAAACAGGCATGGAAGGAACAGGGCAGTTAGAAAGTCTGTTATAAAGAGCATCAACTTCATCACTAAAGCCCTTTGTGAGGTATGCATTGTTCTGAGCAGATGTGAGCTGTCTTTCAAGATCTGCAATCTTCTCATTCTTTGCATCAATCTTATCATTGCACATCTGATCCTTAATAGACTGGATACCGCCAGTAATTGCATTAAGGAGAGTCTGTGTGTTCTGAGTGTCGCTAGTCCTTGTAGCACAAGCCTCACGAGCAATATCAGAACCGAGGTTTGCTGTAGCAAGACGATTCTCACAGCAGCACTGAGCAAGCTGAGAGGCGATGTTGCTATAGCCCTGGAAGTTCGACATTTCTGCATTCGCAAATCCAGTTGTGATAGCATTCTGAATACCAGAAAGCTGAGATGTAAGGCCAGAGTTATCGAAACCTCTGTTTACATCATTCTGAGTCTGAGTGTTCCAGAGATAAGGCATAACACCGTCTCCACCGAAACCGCCACCAAATCCGTTACCCCACCCGTTACCGGCGAGCAGGAGAAGCAGAATGATCCAGGCCCAGTCTCCGCCAAAGCAG